CGATACTATTGGATGGAAACCGGTTTGGTTTGATGGCAGACCTATGATTAATGTATCAATTTTTGATTTGATCAAATGTGTCTCTGCCGATTCCAAAATGCATTTCGTTAACCAGCGATCCCTGGTAGAAAATGCCAACAATCTTCATGACAATCTTGAATACTGCCCTAAGTGTGTTTTACCCACTGAGTGCTGTGATTGTGATATTAGTTATGAATTACCGGACCAAGAAATACCCGAATTCCCTGATGACGATGATTTTTACATCAATGAATACCACGGCGGTGGTGGTTCAGATGATGAAGATGAAGACGATGAGGAACCAGTTCCTGTTTTAACAAAACAAGCAGGAGTTGATCCAATTTATACAGTCGTTCAACGTCCACATGTTCTGGCCGATGCGCTCAAAAACGCATCAGAAGGAGGCCCATTACCACTTGGTTTGAGCTTCTGGTCCAGAATTTTGAATAAAATCTGTTACAAAACACGTCGTTGGTATGAATTTTGGAAACCTGAAAGAACAATGCGTCAACCAATTGCTTTTCTTTCCGAACTGGAAAATTCGATGACATCCAAATTGTTATTCGATGTTAAAGGTTTGGAAAAAACAGAAATGGTATCATTGGACTGCATTTATTCCACAATGGGGACTAGACAATGCTTATGCTTCTTACATTCTTGAAAGCATGCAGTTTAGTAGAATTTAACACTCACTTAAGAGTATACGCCAATATGCTGTAGCTGAGTTTTTTCTCAGTTCAACCTTGTTGTATGGATTGATGCGCCGATGTCCTCCATGCCTTGCAACGCCTTGTTCTGTTATCACAATGACTGGATGCCTTATTTTTGCGTCCCAATGTCTTGTGACAATCAGTACTTCACGCGAATGTGCTAAATCAGCTATTTACGCCGAGATTAATCGCCGGCGTGAGGCTTTGCCCACATCCATGAAACATTATCGTGAAAACCATATGAAATATGTATTAGGAGCAAGTGCCGCCATTGGCGCCATTTATGCTCTTGTTTCATTATGGAAAGCCACGAAGATGATTCCAGAACCCCAGGGTAATTTAGCACCCACGTCAATGGACCAAATTGACGAACGTGATTCCGAAAAGAATCCTTGGAGCGAAGTCATGGTATCACCAATACCATGTTCTGTCATTTCACGAACCACTACCCATACAGATTTAGAACGTATGGTACATAACAATTTGTATCATATGTCTTACACAAACGGCAACACCAATGTCTTTTGTAATGCTTTCTTTCCCTGTTCCAATGTTGCATTAGTACCTAAGCACATTTGGAAAGGTGACGAATTGAAAGTTAAGTTTATTAGACATGATCCTGGAAAAATAGGAGGTAACTTTGATGCATTTCTGAGTAAATCTTCTACAGTCATGTTTGATGATTCTGATCTGTGTCTTGTTTGGGTACCGAATAGCGGTGACCACCGTAATTTGTTCGATTTTTTCCCAACAGGAGCAGTTAGTGCATGTCCAGCATCACTCTCATTCCGCCATGCCAATGGTGAGATTGAGTCGTTTAAAATGTTGATGCGCCCCGGCCAAGTTTCTACAGACGCCGGAACGTTTGTTGGGCATAATTATTTACTCAACAAACCTACTTTTAAAGGGTTGTGTATGGCTGTCGCTGTCACTGAAACCAAAGGCCCAACAGTTGGTGGCTTCCATTTAGGTGGAGTCACTGGCAAGGTTGATGGTGCAAGTGGTAGCGTAACGCGTGCTCAACTTGATTTGTACATGACTCGACTTCGACAATTAGAATCTGTTCTTCTATCGAAAAACAGTGGAACTCTACCTACGTCGAAATACGATGTGCAGTATTTTCAAGATAACAACATACACCCCCGAAGTCCAATCAATTTCCTTACTCCAGGCGCAAACCTGAAGTATTATGGACAAGTGATTGGTCGCTCTACATACTATTCTACAGTTGTTAAAACACCAATTAGCAAAGCAGTGGAAGAGTTTTGTGGAGTCCCAAACAAATGGGGAAAACCTAAATTTCGTGTTGGGTACCCCTGGCAAGCTTCACTAGAATATTCTGCCCGGCCATCTTGTGGTGTGCCTGGAGATGTTCTAAAACAAGCGGTTATAGACTACCGATCTGCCATACTTGAGCAGATCGATTCAATTCCAAGAATGAAATCCTCCATTCGTCCACTAACGAAAATGGAGACCGTTTGCGGTATTGATGGTCGCCGTTTTGTGGATAAAATGCCACCTAACACGTCTGTCGGTTTCCCCCTGACAGGTCCGAAGCGCAATCATTTGACGCTTTTGGACCCTGAGGAATACCCTTCCCACCAATGCCCTGCAGCTCTTGATGAAATGTTTCATGAGGAAGCTGAAGCTATG